CAGATGATGGACACCACGACGACTTGGTGATGTGTCTAGTATTATTTGGGTGGCTGACACGACAAGAGTATTTCAAGAACCTCACAGACGTTGACGTTAGAACAGATATATACAAAGAAGACACTAAAGGTGGGTTCTTCTAAATACCTAAAAGTATAAATACCCATGAATACGCAGCGTATCTAAGGAGAATAGAAAATGGCATTTACTTTAAGTCCCAGTGTAAGCGTTACTGAGAGAGATTTCTCTGGTATCGTATCACTTGTCGCTACTACACCCGCTGCCTTTGTCGGTCGTTTCGACAAGGGACCAGTAAACGAACGAGTTCTAATTAGTAGTGTCAAAGAACTACAAGAGACCTTTGGTACTCCCAGCGTAGAGCGATATGGCTCGGACTGGTGGACCTGCTACAACTTCTTACAGTACGGAAACAATCTAACCGTTGTTCGGGCCGAAGGAGAAAATGCAAAGCCAGCAACAGTCGGTCTATCAGCAGATTTTCCGATCAGCCCCGTCGCTGGACCCCCAACTGGATCAGATACATTCTTTACTTTAGAAACTAAAGATGTAGGCTCTCATGTAAATGGTGCTATTGAACTACAGTTTGTTTCTGCTGGTTTAGGTTATACAGCAGGAACCTCTACTGATCCTTTCTCATATAAGCCAAATACCTCCTCACATGCTGCAAGATTTGGTGCCGAGGGAGATGAACTTTCCATTGCTATAATAGATCGTAGAGGTGTCTTTGGACCTAGTGGTAGTGTTCTTGAATTATATGAAGGTTTAAGTCAGATTATTAATGCAGTTGATGATGTTGGCAATCCTCTATATTACAAGTATGCCCTAGCAGAATCTGATTATATTAAAATCAGTCCAAGTGTAGGACAGTTCCAAAGTATCTTTGGTTCTTCTGGTGGTGGAGATAAATCATTCACAGATCAATATTGTGCAAATGATGCTGATAATGGTTTAGATGTAACTCTAACTGCTGCTGACCTAGATGCAGATGGTACTATTAAACCAAATAAAAAGAATTTTGCTAAAGGTCCACTAGACTCTGCTAATAATCCCGGAAACTCTGGTGATCATGCACCACTATCCTACACCTTTGTAAATGGAACATATGGAGATGCCGTAACAAATGGAGATAAGGAAATTGCATGGACGAATAATTTCAGTGATCCAGATGAAGTTGATATTAGTATCCTTATTGCTGGTGATGCAAGTAATGAACTTAACCAGCACATTGTTGATCTAGCATCTACTAGAAAAGACTGTATCGCCTTGGTCTCACAACCAATTGCAGACAATACTAATAAAGAAGGATGCGAATCGGCCGATGCATTAGTAAATGTATCTACTCTAGACAAATGTACCTTCGATACCGTCAAGGAATATAGATTAGATACTCTGAACAGAAATAGTTCATACGCTGCCATGGATGGAAACTGGAAGTTTATTAGCGACTCTTACAACGGAGTTTCTCGTTGGGTTCCACTAAACGCTGACGTTGCAGGACTCCTTGCAAGAACTGAGACGGATTTTGCTCCGTGGTTCTCGCCTGCTGGTTATAGTAGAGGTAACATTCAGAACGTAATCAAACTCGCATTTTCTCCAAATAAAGCACAGAGAGATTCACTCTACTCAGTCGGTATTAATAACATCTTTGCCTTCCCTGGCTCTGGGACAGTTCTATGGGGAGATAAGACACTACAAACCAAACCAAGTGCTTTCGATAGAATTCAGGTTCGTAGACTATTCAACGTTCTTGAGAAGTCTTTCGCAACATCAGCGAACTTCGTTCTCTTCGAGCAGAACGATTCCTTCACTCGACAGAACTTCATAAGTCAAGTAGATCCAGTGCTTCGTGATGTTCAGAACAGAAGAGGACTTGAGAACTACAGAATTATCTGTGACGAGTCCAACAACACCCCAGCAACCGTTGCTGCTGGTGAATTTGTCGCTGACATTTATCTACAGCCAACCAAGAGTGTTCAGTTCGTTAAACTTAATTTCGTAGCAAATAATTCTGGATCATTCTTCACCGAGGGTTGATACATATAGTATAACAAAGGAGAGATAGATGTCCCTATCACAGTTCAAAGGTAAATTTGGTTCTGGAATTAGACCGAACCTATATGAAGTAACAGGTAACTTCGGTGGTGCTGCCCCAGCAATGACCGATGGTGAAGAGTTCTTAATTAAGGCAGCAGCAGTTCCCGCAGCATCTCTTGGAACGATTACAATTCCATTCAGAGGAAGAGAAATCAAGAGAGCAGGAGATAGAACATTCGGAGACTGGCAGATTACTGTTCTATGTGATCAAAATATGGATATACACAAGAAGTTTATGAACTGGTCTGCTGGATTCATAAAACTGGAAAACGACACTAGGGCCGGGGCCTCTCCTCCCTACGGGACATGGACTGTTCAGCCTCAAGACAATGCAGGCGTGTTGCAACAGAAATTTACACTTGTTGATTGTTGGCCAATCGAAGTTGGAACTCTTGATCTTGGTTATGATACTACAGATAGTGTTGCAGAATTCAGTGTGACGATCGGTTATGAATATTGGGTTCGTGGTACTAATTCAGCACAAGACACGCCGAACTGATTTTATATATTTTTTATGGAGAAGCATAGATGGCAATTGATTTATTTGGTTTTACCATTGGTCGAAATGGAAAACTAACAGGAAAATCAACAAATGGCGCTGACTCAAAAGCAGCGTCATTTGTTGGTCCAGATGAATATGATGGATCTTTCACCGTAGATGGTGGTGGAGTTTTTGGTCAGTATGTTGACTTCCAAGGCGGTTTCAAATCAGAGAACGATCTGATTAACCGTTACAGAAGTATGGCACTATATCCCGAAGTCGATCTTGCGATCGATGATATTACAACAGAGGCTATTGTTCACAGCGAAGACCGAACAATAGTCTCTATTGATTTGGATAAAGTTGATATGCCAGTTTCTATTAAGAATAAGATGAAAGATGAGTTTGAGGGAATACTAAGACTCCTCAAGTTTAATCAGAAGGCTTATGAAATTTTTAGAAGGTGGTATATTGATAGTAAAGTTTACTATCATATTCTTTTAGATGAAACAAATAAGAGTAAAGGTATTGTTGAACTTCGTGCTATTGATCCCGTTAAGATCAAGAAGGTTCGTAATGTTCAAAAGAAACAAGAGAGTGTGAATGGAAGTCAAGTTGCCGTTGTTAAGAACGTCCAAGAGTTTTATCTTTACACAAACCTAGACAAGCAGTCAACTTTTCAGACCGCAGCATCAGGACTAAAGATTGCTCCTGATTCTATCTGCTATGTTCACTCTGGTATTATTGATTCAGGAACCAAGCGAGTTGTTGGATATCTTCAGAAGGCAATCCGTCCATTGAACATGCTTCGACAGACAGAAGATGCCACTGTAGTTTATCGTATCTCTCGTGCCCCTGAACGTCGTATCTTTTATATTGACGTAGGTAACCTACCCAAGCAGAAGGCAGAACAGTATCTTAAGGACATCATGAATCGTTACCAGAACAAGTTGGTCTATGATGCCAGCACTGGTGAGATCAAAGATGATCGTAAGCATATGAACATGCTTGAAGATTACTGGCTACCAAGACGAGAAGGTGGTAGAGGAACTGAGATCAGCACCCTCGATGGTGGACAGAACCTCGGTGAGATGGAAGATGTTGATTACTTCCTCAAGAAAGTATACCGTGCCTTGCACGTTCCTACCTCTCGAATGGATGCTGAAAACGGCTTCAACATGGGACGATCCTCTGAAATCAGCAGAGACGAACTAAACTTCTTCAAGTTTATTGATCGTTTGCGTATGAGATTCTCTGAACTTTTTGTTCAGTTACTCAGAACTCAATGTCTTCTTAAGGGCATAATGAAGGAAGAGGACTGGACTAAGATTGTTCAGGATATCCACTTTGATTTCCAGAAGGATTCATACTTCACAGAACTCAAAGAATCAGAGATTATGCGAGAGCGTCTTGAAATGCTTCAAAGCGTAGAGCCATATCTTGGAAGATTCTACTCAGATGACTGGGTAAAGAAGAATATTTTAAAGCAAAGTGAAAAGGAGATGGAAGAAATCGCTAAACAAATAGCGGCAGAACCACCCCCACCTACAGAGGATGAACTATGAAACCAGCAGAAGAACTATTAAAGAGTATGCTTGATGATAATATGGAAAAGTTTCAGCAAACATTTGGTGATACTTTCAAGATGAGGGTTCAAGATGTCACAGGACAAATCACTCCAGACGTTGTGGCAAATCTAGTCACCAAGCAAGAACCTGAGATCGAAGAACCTGAGATCGAAGAAGTTGAGGACGAAGAACAAGAATACACCGAAGTTGATGATACCGAAAGTGAGGATACAGATGAAGCCATCTGATATTATAAATAATTTACTAGATAAAAATTACGTTGATGCAGAGAAAAACATTAAAGATATTCTATATGCCAAGATGGCAAATGGTATTAAGACCCAGTATCCAGGCCATGATGTAGAAGAAATCGAAGAACCACAAGAAGAGGAATAGTACATGTTACTTATCACCGAAACTACAACTGATGATGTCCGCATTATTACCGAAGCAGCAGAGGACGGCAAGAAGAACTACTTCATTGAAGGTGTCTTCATGCAAGCCAACAAGCCTAATCGTAACAACCGCATCTACGAAAGAAACATTCTTTTCGGAGAAGCAAAGCGTTATATCAAGACCTATGTTGACGAGAACAGAGCGTTCGGTGAACTCAACCACCCACAAGGTCCAACTGTAAACCTTGATCGTGTATCACACATCATCAAGGAACTCAGAGAAGACAGTGACAACCTTGTAGGTAAAGCAAAGATTATGGATACTCCTATGGGTAAGATCGTAAAGAACCTCATGGATGAGGGTGCCAAACTTGGCGTATCCTCAAGAGGTATGGGATCACTCAAGGAACGAAATGGAATCAATGAAGTTCAGAAGGACTTCATGCTTTCAGCAGTAGATATTGTGGCAGATCCTTCTGCTCCTGATGCCTTTGTCAACGGTATCATGGAAGGTAAGGAATGGATCTGGGATAACGGTCTTCTCAAGGAGAGAGATATTCAGTCTTTCCAAGAGGACATCGAAGATGCATACACCACACAAAGAAACAGAGAAACTAAACTGATGGAAGTATACGCTTCCTTCATGTCAAAACTTGGAAAAGTATAAATAATGGCGCTAGCAACGAATAAAAAGGAGTCCCTTTCATGAGCCAGAATCCCGTAGACACAGCAAGAACCATTCTTGAGAAGATCGAAAAGATCGACGAAGAGAAGCCCGTTCTTGACTCAGAAACATATAACAAGGACACCACCGGCAAGGGTGATGAGGTTCACACCGATGAGGGTCCAAACAACGCAAAGAAGAACAAGAAGACCATCGATGCCAAGCCCTCTGCGGCTAAGGCTGGTAAGGTTCCTGAAGTCGTCCCCGCTGGTGGAAACCAGGCTGGTGGCGGAGTCACTGAGGATCTAAGCGTTCTCTTTGATGGTGAAGATCTTACCGAAGATTTTAAGGTAAAGGCAATCACCATCTTCGAGGCTGCTATTGCTGAGAAGGTCTCGACTGAAGTCGCTGAACTCGAAGAAGCATATAACGTTGCTCTCGCCGAGGAAGTTGCTGAAGTTACCGAAGAACTCACCAACAAGATTGATGAGTATCTTGATTACGCAGTCCAGACTTGGCTACAAGAGAATGAACTCTCTGTCGAGCAGGGCATTCGTACCGAAGTTAGTGAGTCCTTTATGAACGGACTCCACCAGTTATTCCACGATCATTACATCGAAGTTCCAGAAACCAAGGTTGACCTTGTTGACGAACTCGCTGAAGAGAACGAGGATCTCGTAACTAGACTCAACGACGAAATCCAGACAACTATGGATCTCGCCGAAGAACTACTCGGGTTCCAACGTGCGATCGTGTTCAACGATATGTGCGAGGGACTTGTCGATACTGAAGTCGAGAAGTTTAAGACCCTCTCTGAAGGTATCGAACACGCAGACATCGAGGAGTATGCTGAAAAACTCCACATTGTCAAAGAATCATACTTCAATGGCGTTGAAGGCGAAGAAATCGCTGACGACAACAACGAAGGAACACCTGTCGTAACCGAGAGCAACTCGATTATGGAAGGTTACGCAAACGCAATCGCTAGATCCCGCTGAATCAAATAAACTCACAAAGGAGAAGTCAAAATGGATTTCGATAACATCACACCAATGGATTCACTTGAAGAAAAGTGGACTCCCATTCTAGAACATAAGGATCTTGAGCCAATTCAAGACTCCTATAAGAGAAAGGTCACCGCTGTCCTTCTCGAAAACGAAGAGAAGGCTCTTCGTGAGCAGAACCTAACCGAAACCCCCTTGAACGCTCTTGGTGGTAACCTCGGTGGCGGTGCTGTTACAGGTAACTCTACCAGTTATGCTGGTTTTGATCCCGTTCTCATCAGCCTCGTTCGTCGTGCTATGCCCAACCTAATGGCATACGACGTTTGTGGTGTGCAGCCCATGTCTGCTCCCACTGGCTTGATCTTCGCAATGCGTACCAAGTATGCTGATATTAGTGCTGGTGGTGCTGCAACCTTCGGTAAAGAGGGTCTCTTCCAAGAGCCCGACACCCGTGCAGGTGCAACTGGTGGTGAATTCTCTTCCGTCGAAAGTATCAGCACCGATCCCTTCGGTTCTGGTAATGCTGCTGACTCAGCCGCTCAGTCTGGTGGCATGAAGGTCGCTCAGTCCGAAAAACTCGGCGGTGGCGCAGCAGAAGCATTCCGCGAAATGGGATTCACCATCGAGCGAGTTGCTGTTGAAGCAAAGACTCGTGCCCTCAAGGCTCAGTACACCACTGAACTCGCACAGGATCTCAAGGCTGTTCACGGACTTGATGCAGAGACTGAACTCTCTAACATCCTCTCCACTGAAATCCTTGCTGAGATCAACCGCGAAGTCATTCGTAAGATCTACAACAATGCTAAACT